TTCATAAAAATCAAATAAAATGCATAAGCCATGTCGATTTGTGTTGACTCTTGTCCCTTTTGTGTGTTATAGTATAAACATAATGAAACAAAGGAAACTATTATTATGAAACTAGAAATTGGTAAGATTGTATCATTCCTCAATGATGTGGGTGATAAGTTTACAGGAGAGATATCAGCTGTAGAATCTGACTCCTATGATGACGTTGTATTAGAGAATGGTGAAGTCACTTATTGGTCTAAGAAGAAGAAAATGTACGTCCCTATACGAGAAAAGCACAAAGATTCTATCTTTTTTGAGATTAAAACTCCTCTTGGACTAGAATATGTCTATGAATCAGAGTTATTCTAATATCCTTTTGTCTAAATATTAAACATGACAAAGTATAGAGTTATTAATAAATCAATACTAGCCGATAATCTGGATCAAGATGAAGCGTATATTGTTGTAGAACACTTGCGTATCGATAATCCAAACACTCCCTATGAGATAGAAGAATACAAGATTGATACTAAACTAATGGGACGCGATCCAGACCTACACTAATCCTTATAAATAATCATATAAGTATATGTGAGGATTAGTATGGCAGAACAAAGTAATTTTATGGGCCTTGACGGGTTTGTGTGGTTTGTAGGCGTAGTTGAAGATCGTAATGATCCAGAGGCTCTAGGTAGAGTTCGTGTTCGTTGTATTGGTTTTCATACAGAAGATATCTCAGCATTACCTACGACTGATTTGCCGTGGGCTCATGTTATGCATCCAGTGACAGACCCATGTATGCAAGGTATGGGCAATAGTCCTTCTTGGCTTGTAGAGGGTTCTTATGTTATCGGTTTCTTTAGAGATGCTCAAGATAAACAACAACCTATCATCATAGGTTCTTTGCCAGGAAATCCAGAGGCAGCTGCTGATCCAAGACAAGGGTTTAATGATCCTAGAGGAAAAAATGCTGTACAAGATCAATATAAAGGTGATCCTACATATGGGCCTTATCCTGTAGATGGTGAAAACTATAGTAGGATATCAGGTCATGAGTTAAACGAACCAGATACCAATAGACTTGCACAGGGTAAAAATTCAGAAAGTCATAAATCACTGAGTGATCGTAGGATACTAAGACTACGAGGTAATCCAAATGTAGGACGCATAAGTGGAGATGGAGAAGGTGTAAGTAGGTCACAAAAAGATGACCGAGGCTTTGCCGCTGGAACTGGAGAAGGATTCTTCGGTGGTGGTGTTCCTACAGCAACCAAACCAAACCTATCCGCTGTATCTGATGTTGCAGAAGAAGAGACTAGAGGATTTTTTGAAGAACCTCAACCTAAAGGAATTGCTGAAAAGGCAGACCCTTATATATCTTCACAGTATCCATATAACCACGTTCATGAAAGTGAGTCAGGACACATCCATGAGATAGATGACAGTCCTGGCGCAGAAAGATTATTTACGCAACACAAGTCAGGAACATTTGAAGAGATACACACAGACGGTTCTAAAGTTGTTAAAATTTACGGAGACAACTACGAGATTATTGCTGGTAATTCTAATGTAAATGTAATGGGCGATGTTAATATTACATTAGAAGGAACAGTAAGAGAATATATTAAAGGGGATTATCATTTAGAGGTAGAGGGAGACTATACGCAAAAGATAGGTGGAAATATACGCACTAAGGTTGGATATAAAAGTGGTGGTAATGTTGAGGAAGAAATAAATGGTAATCATGCATATTATATTAAAGGTTATGTAAGAGGAAACGTAGGCCCTCTTGAAGAATCCGCAGCTCCAGGCGAGGGTGATATTGATATTAACATAACAGGTTCTAAGACAGAAATTATTGGTAAGAAATCTATAATCTTTTCTGAGGATGATATGAAAATTATAACCAATAATGATTTATATGTTACATCAAAAAATGATATGACGATAGCAACGACTTCTGGTATAATGTCCTTTAAATCTGGTTCGGATTTGGATATGAGGTCAAAGACATCAATGATAATCAAAACGGAAACTGATATGACTCAAGTAACAGGCACCTCCCTTATAACTTCAGTTGGTACTGATTGGACTAGTGTAACAAGTACAACTTGGGATCATACTTCTGGTGGTATTGTTACTATTATTGGTGATCGCATTGAGTTGAATCCATAGGAATAAACATGGCCCACGCTTTTAGAATAATGGATAGTTCAAATGTAATAACAACTTTTACTGATTATGATGATATACCTCTGGCAACATTGAAACACGTTATTAGTTTTTTACCAGACTTTGGAACAGAGGAACAGGCGAACGAAATATTACTAGAACCAGAATCTACAGTGACAGATAATGTTAGTGCTGAAGATGAGGTAGGATTAGAAACAGTTATTATAACGAATACTGGTGATAATCTTATAATGGAAATTGCAGATGGTGTAGATAGATTAGTTCCAGAGAATTTTGCAGATGGATTAGAAAACCATTTAGTATTAGAACTAGTAGAGGGTGATAATCATATAGGGCCATTCGTTAGATTAGAGACAGGAACGACAGATGTTCTATTGGATGAAGATGGTGGAAGGATACCTTTTGATAACATAGTGGGTGATGCGGTAGGAGAAAATCATTATCATCCGCCAGCTGGAGACTTTCATGTTGATGGTGATGGACATACAGAAGAAGAACATAGAGAACTTGCTTTGTGGAACTTTAAACTACAAAAATTAATTACACAGGAGAATACAAATGCCAGCAGTAACTAGAATAGGAGATGCAGACGTACCTCATTGTTCTGGTATGTCTAGAGCTGTAGGTTCCAGTGATGTATTTGTAAATGGTATTGCGGTAAGTAGACAAACGGATGTTAACACTGTACACAAAAAACCACCAGCACCATGTCCACCTCATGCAGCTGGTATTACATCAGGTTCATCTACGGTAAAAGTTAATGGATTAGGTTGTGGTAGAGTGGGTGATGCTATCACAGGATGCACATCAGTTGCGGCTGGTAGTGAAAACGTATTTGCTGGAGGATAGAATATGGATACAAAAACATCAGGTTTAGCAGGGGTCAATGAATTATTTAATAATATATTAAAAAAAATTGAATCTACAGCCGAAACTATGAAAGCAAATATACAGGAAGATGCTTCAAAAGCTGCTGCAGCTATTGAAGGAGACTTATCAGCACTTACTGGAGAATTGAGAAGTTTGGTTCCACAGGGTTTGGAACTACCTAATATTAATTTACAATCACAGTTGTCTAGTTTATCTGGTATCTCTGATCCAACTCAAGCAGCAAATCTTCTTTCAAGTATTACTTCAAGTTTTGGTACAGAATTGTCTGCATCTGGATTTAGTTTGGATACTCTTGTTTCCGATGCAAAGACTGCTGTTGCTGGTGGTAAGAGTTTGTCTTTCAGTATCCCTAATTTTGAAAAAGCATCATCTGGATTAGGAGCCGCATTTCAGAAAGCTGTTGCAGTTAAAATACCCGATAAAGATACTGTTAAAGAAACAGTTGCAACTTTTGTAGAAAATACTAAACTTACTGCTGCAAAGTCTACTGCATCAAGTTCGGTTATATCTGTATCAACCACTCCACCAACTGAGGATACTACGCAAATAAAAATAACAGAAAAAAGCACTAATGTTACTCAACAAGGTATTACTAGTAAAGTAACAACTTCTAAAGATGCTGTCGTAACTACAACAACTAGTGGTGGCGGAAGTAAAACTATTTCTAGAAAGAATTTTAGTGAGAATGGTTTTGTTACCAAACAAATAAGAGTTACAGAATATATTCATGTTGATGATGTTTTAGATACAGAAGGTTTGGTTGAAGGAGCTGAAATGAATTTTGAATTATCTTCTAAACCTATAAGAATAGGTAAACTTAAAGGTTTTGATCAAACCACAAAGCGTTCAAAAACTATTCGTTCTTTTCCAACAAGACGTGCTGATAGATTTGATACATTTGTTGTAAACGAAAAAAAAATAACTATTAGTAATAGTATAGGTATTGATTATGATGAATTTGAAGAAAACTCTTTTGGTAAAGATTATGGATACCCAGATGGAACTATGTTTGTTGTTTCTTATTATACTTTATCTAATTATGATCCAGATTATAAAACTGATGAAGTTGAGGTCTAATACAAGTCTGCATAAACTGTATAAATACAATTATATTATATTAAAAAGGAATCCATATTATGGGAAAGAAAAAATCAAGGTCAGGTGAAGTATCGAATGGTGAAAGACGTAATGTTTCAGCATGGTGTGTTAAATCTGGTCGTAAGAATACAAGTGAATTAGATCGTGCTATGAACCAACTTAAAGCCTTTAACTCTGGTAAAAATGTTATGTTAACAATACCCAACCCAGTTAAGAGTGAAACTAACAAACCATTCATTCGTGTGAACGCAAAAGAAAAATGGAGAAATGATAAGTTTATAATGAAACAAACTTCGTAGTTTTCCTTATAAATAAACGTAACAGGAGTCCAACTTAATGGCTACACCAACCGCACACAGAGATGCACAAGGTCAGAATGACATAGATCGTAATGTGCGGCAGTATAGAGATTTAGATTTATTCTTTGCAAAGACTCAATCTTCTAAGGATGTAAGAAAAGTTACTGATATACAAGCTGTTAAACGGTCTGTTCGTAACCTTGTTTTACTTAACCATTATGAAAAACCTTTTCATCCAGAGATTGGTTCTGGTATAAGGGATATGTTATTTGAAAATATGAGTAACATGACAGCTATTATTCTCGCAAGAAAAATAGAAGATGTTATTGAAAATTTTGAACCAAGGGTTAGACTTATTAGTGTTCGTGCTGACCCTAACTTAGATCGTAATGAATATGAAGTGACGATAGAGTTCTTTGTTGTTAATACACCTACAGAGCTCGTTGACTTAACGGTATTTCTAGAGGTATTACGATAATGGCTACAAATAATAAAAGATTAGAGGTGACAGAATTTGATTTTGATGATGTAAAAGATAATCTCAAAACATTCCTAGGCGGACAAACCGAATTTACTGATTATGATTTTGAAGGTTCTGGTATGAGTGCATTGTTAGATGTTCTTGCATACAACACTCACTATCTTGGTTTCAATGCAAATATGTTAGCAAACGAAATGTTTTTAGATAGTGCATCATTAAGATCAAGTATTGTTTCTCACGCAAAGACATTAGGTTATGTACCAACTTCTGCTCGTGCATCAAAAGCAACGGTAGATGTAACTCTTAATACTAATACAACTTCTGCAACAATGCCAGCTGGAACTGTTTTTACTACAACGGTGGATGATGTATCTTATCAATTCTCAACTATATCAGATGTAACAAAATCTAATACTGGAAATACTATTCCTTTTGTTGGTGTAGATATTTATGAGGGTTCGTTTATAACTACACGTTACACAGTAGATTCTTCTGATGTTGATCAAAGGTTTCTTATAACAGACAATAGAGCAGACACTAGTACCTTGACAGTTAAAGTTCAAACATCATCTACAGATTCCACTACTAATACATTTACAGAAGCAACGGATATAACTCAAGTGGCTGCTGGAAGTAATGTTTATTTTTTACAAGAAGTTGAGGCTGGATTATTTGAAATATATTTTGGTGATGGTATTATTGGTACTGCTCTTTCTGATGACAATATTGTTATACTTACATATGTTGTGTCTAATAAATCTGCAGCTAACGGAGCTTCAATTTTTACCAATTCTGCGTCAATCGCAAGTGTTACAGATGTATCAGTTGCAACGTCAGCTACCTCAACTGCTGGTGCTGAACCAGAAAGTCTTTCATCCATAAAGTATAATGCTCCTTTGGATTTTGCTTCTCAAGGTCGTTGTGTTACATCAGAGGATTATAAAGTTTTTGCAAGAAAGTTTTTCCCTAACACACAAGCCGTTCAAGTCTTTGGTGGAGAAGCTGGTTCTTTTGATACAAGTCTTGGTGTCATCGATACTCCCGAATATGGAAAAGTTTTTATAGCAATAAAATCTACGACAGGTAATAGTTTAACTGCAACTGAAAAAGCACAATTAATTACAGACCTTGCACCATTCACAGTTGCATCTATAACTCCAGTTATTGTTGATGTACAAACTACAAAACTTATTTTACAAGTAGTCTTTAAATTTGATTCAAGTAAAACAACTAAAGATGTAGCTACATTAGCATCTGAAATTTTTTCTGAACTAGAAGATTTTGATTCAGATACTTTGGGTCAGTTTGAAGGTGGTTTCAGACATTCAAAAGTAACAGGTCTTATAGATGATACTGATACTTCTATAACAGGAAATATTACTAACGTAACTATGGCTCATGATTTAACACCAACAATAGGTACGGCTACATCATATACCATACAGTTTAATAATGAAATTTATAATCCACATGATGGTCATAATAAAACTTCTGGTGGTGTAGTGGCTTCTACTGCATTTAAGATTAGTGGAGATACAACTAATGATATGTTCTTTGATGATGATGGTAGTGGTGTTTTAAGACTTTACTATCTAGTTGCTGGTGTACGAGTATACCAAAATGAGACAGCTGGAACAGTAGATTATATTGCTGGTAAAATTACGATTGGTAGTATTAATATTACAACTATATCAAATGTTGATGGTGCAGCTTCTAGTATAATTAGAGTGACATCTGTTCCAGATTCAAAAGATGTCATTCCTGTTCGTAATCAAGTATTAGAAATAGACTTTGTAAATACTACTGTAACAGGAGATGAAGACACAATTTCAACAGGAGATTCTGCAGCCGGTACATCGTATAATACAACCTCTAGTTATACAACGCCTTCGAGTTATTAACTTATGGCACCTTTTGATAATGGATATTCATCAAACCTAACAAATAAGCTTAGTCCTTTAATCGAAGGTCAAGTACCTGACTTTGTACAAGCAGACCATCCCCTATTTGTAAAATTTCTAAAATACTATTATGAGTATCTTGAAGCTGGTGAATTAAGAGTCACAGTTAATATTGATAATCTACTTTTAGAATTAGAAACACCCTCTAGTGTATTAGATGTAGATGGTAATGAAATTGTTTTAGAGAGTGGTAGTGGAACTGATGGTAAGTTTGTCGTTGGTGAAACCATTACAGGTTCAACAAGTAAGGCTACTGCAAAAATTCTCGTTGATGATTTGGGTAATGCAACACCAAGATTATTCATATCTTCCCAACAACAATTTCAAACAGGTGAAACTATTACAGGTGGAACTTCTGCAGCCACGGGTACTATAGATAGGTACAGAGCAAACCCTGTACAAACTCTACAACAATTATTAGAATACGCAAACGTAGATAATACCATATATGATTTTCTAGATCAACTGCGTGAATCATTTATGAACGCAATACCAAATAAACTTGCAGCTGGTATAGATAAAAGAAATTTAATAAAGAACATAAGAGAACTATACAGAGCAAAGGGTACATCCGAAGGTCATAAAATTTTTATGAGGATGTTACTAGGAACAAATGCCGAAGTAACTTACCCAA